CACCTGCAGCAACGTATGCTGCCCCAGCATTTGCTTCATGCAGGATATTAAATCCTTCTGCGTATGCTTGCATGATTCCGTATTCGATTCCATTATGAACCATCTTTACAAAGTGACCAGCACCTGGAGGTCCGCAATGGAGCCAACCATGCTCAGCAGAGGTCTCATAACTGAGAGGGTTTGTGCGAGGGGCAGATCCAATCCCTGGAGCGAGTGCCCTAAAGATTGGAGCGCAGACGGATACTGCAAAATTTGCACCGCCAACCATAAGACAGTATCCACGCTCCAGACCGTAAACACCACCAC